CTTCCCCGATCAGTTCAAATTAGTTTAGAGAAGGCTCAGCAATGTGGACCTCTTTTGAGGCACTTACACCCGGTTGTACCGGATAATGGATGGCACAACACAGTCGCAGCGTTTAGGAAGCGATGTAATTATTTTAGTGCCAAGAGGGCGTCACCCGCTATTGTTAAGGCATCGATGGATCTGGTCGATATTCTATGTCCCAAACCTTTGTTACCGTTTGAATGGACTGACAGTCTTTATAAATCCTGGTTGTCTAAGTTCGGATCTGAAAAGAGAGCTAGGATGGATAAAGCCTTGGAGAGCTTAGTAAATGCAAACGTTCGCGATTACACAGGGAAAGAGATTTTCGTGAAAGTTGAAGCGCTCCTTGTCGGGCACAAGCCAAATTGGGCTCCTCGTGTGATATTCAAAGGATCTGACGTCTATAATGCAATTTCTGGGCCCATTTTTAATGAGCTCATGAGACGTTTGGATCATTGCTTTGAACGCATGGAGGGTCCATATAAATATCATTGTGCATATCGTAAAGTTCCTGATCAATATGTCAGTTATGTTGATGTTACAGGAGCAAAAGATGAATACTGGCTCGAAGCTGATTTTAGCTCGAATGACAAATTCCAGTGTAGTGACGTGCAACTTCTTGAGGTTGCCCTAATGCGTGTTTTGGGTTGCCCTGAATGGTTTGTTAGATTGCACTTGCGGTCTAACGGCTTTTCAGTCAGCAATCCGAAGCATGGTATCAAGGCAAATCTCAAGTATCAATTGCCAACTGGTGCTACTGACACTACGTTCAGGAACACCTTTTGGAATGCATGTATATTACATAGTTTTTGTCATCGCACCAAGCCCATCAGCTGCGATGCCATACTTTTAGGTGATGACATGTTAGCCAGAATCAAAGGCAGCGTACCGTATAGCGCCAAGTTATATACTTCCATTGCGAGTGAAGCTCAAATGGAAGCCAAGGTTATACGGCATGCTTGCTTATGGACAGCCACGTTCCTTAGTCGTTTTTTTGTTCCGCATTGTGATAGTAAACACCTCACGGTTCCCATTTTGGGTAAAGCTATCGGGCGGTTCAATATGCGTGCTAATAAGAATCAGGCTGTTAGTCATAGCTTATATATGGCTTGCAAGTCAGTTGGTTATGCCTACGAGTTCCGTTATTTGCCGGCCGTTAGGGACATATTTTTAGAAAGGTTCAAACATGAATTTCCTCTTGCCGTTGCCAAGAATCTCAAGGGGGATTATGATGTTGAAGTTTCCTGGAATGCAAAGCAGGCGGGGATAACGTTAAGAAACATAACTTCAAAGATCAAGGTCAATGAGGTTTTGTCTATTTACGATTTCAACGCTTTTTGTATTGAAAGGTATTCTTCTACTGCCGAAGATGTTTTGGATCTTTTTAGGGATGTCGTCCTTAGCACTCAGCTTATTGATTTGGAAGGGGTTATAGTTCAGAAACTGGCTAAAGATTTTCTTTAGTTGGTTGCCATGTTGCCTGGATGGCAGTAGGGCAATCGCGTTTTCGAACCGTAATCCCAACCTAGGTTTCATA